CGGCTTGTACCGTATGTTGAACGCATTGCAAAAATCAAACCTGTTGGACCTGTCATTGGCTGAACACCGCAAATATCATAAGCGATTAGGTTAGGCAATGAACGGCGAACCAAACTGATTAGAATTGGATCGAAACCAGCAACTGGACCTGTTGCAGTAGCACCGCTACCAAAACCGCCTGTACCTGCTGAGTTTGTTGGAGCTGTTTCGTTAAGAATACCAGCTTCTTTTTGCATAGCTTGAACTTGGTTTTCCAACACAACTGCTGTAACAGCTTTCTTGTATGGATCCTTAATTGCAGGCATATCAGCGTGTTCTAACACTGGTGCCCATTTTTGTTGTAATGATTCTGATAGATACATTATCGTTATCTCCTTAGAGTTGTTTTTAATTAATTATTTAAATGATTTTGTAATTGCTGCCATTGTAGCGGCGATATAAGGGTCATTAATGACTTGCTTTTTCTCTTCAGCAACATCTACTTCTTCATGAAGTTGTTCTGCATCTGCCTTTTTAACACCAGATGGGAAATAGTTTTCACGAATAGTTTCTAACTTACCTTTGTATTCTTCCTCTGTGGAGAACTCAACACTCTCTGCGAGTGATTTGATTTTTTCAACTTGGGTAGCTGTTAAACCTTCGCTAACTTCACGTGTAATTTCTTGTTTGCGTGATTCAACTAATGACTTCTTAGTTTCGATGCCACGCTCGATTTCCTCATTTAACTGACTTTCAAGTTCTTCAACTTTAGTTGCCAATTCTTCAACAAGGTCAACCTTTTCAGCAGGAACATCAATATAGTGTTCTGCGAATAGATTACGTAAACCAGAAATAAAATCTTCTGTCAATTCTGAACGTAAGCCAGTTTCGATAGCGATTTCATTGTCTGCAATCCATTGTTCTACAACATATGATAGGTAATCATTAACTTTTTCTGTCAAATCAGCTTTAACTGCTTCAACAGCTTCTTCTAACATACCTGCATATTTTGCTTCTGTTTCTTCAGCGATTTGTGAAATACGGTCTTGAACACGTGCTTCAAAAATTGTAGAAACTTTAGATTTGAATTCTTCTGAAATAGTTGAATCATCTGCGAACAATGCATTAACATCTTCTGCAAATACTGAAGCTTCAACTTCAGCTTCTTCTTTTTTCATAGAATTTTGTGTGTCTGGTGAAGCGTCAGATGGCTTAGTAGTTGGTGCAGTTGCTGACTTAGCAGCTTTAGTTGCATCAATCTTGTTTGAATCATCATCTGGTTTTGAATTTTGTGGTGTTGGTCCGCCCAAATCTACAACTTCTGCACCAGCACTTGGCATTGGGTCAGAGTTCTTGCCTTTTGTTCCAGCAAGGATTTCAGCAGCAGCCTCAAAAAGTTTGTTTTGTGACATTAGGAATCTCCTTTTATTGATTGCTTATTTATATAATTTAAAGTTTTGAAATAAAATTATCGAAGAGCTTAATTGCAACCTCTTCTAATTGTTTACTTGAGGCTTTCTGAATTTGTCGTTTTGCGTTATCAATGTCAACCTCTACGTATCGACCTTCGACAAACAGCCATTCTTTGCCTTCCATGATGCCGTTAACAAAAGCACCAGGTGCAGATGGGTCAGCCACAATATCAGCTGCAGTAGCCAAACGGAAATCGTCTTGAACAATACTAAGACCATTGTCGCCTGGAACCAAAGACCCCATACCTCTTGAAGAAACACCTAAGTTTACGCCAGATTCAATAAAGTTCTTAACGATATTACCATATGGTGTATCAAGAATTTTTGCTTTACCTACAAAAATGTTACCATCTTGTTTTAATTCTGTAATCAAATGAGATACACGTTCTAAATTAATAGATGGTGTATCTGGATGACCTAACTCACCCAAAGCACGTTTAGTATCTACATACTCTTTTACATAACGGTCTACTTCACGTTGTAGAGTATCGATTTTATACATACGGCGATTCTTGTTACCTTGTTCAGCAACTAAGAAAGGTCCTTGTATGTATAATGCTTTTTTTCCGTCTTCCGTTGCTTCTGTTAAATAATTAACATCTTCAACTCTTTCTCTGATTAGTTTCATTTTAAGCCGCATCCAAATCTGTTGTGTAATTAGCTGTCTTAGATACTTGTAGAATTAGAGTTCCACCTGTACCTGAATTTGTAACATAGATATTTGATGATGCACCATTTGCAATAGCAATATCCGTTTGTGTGAAAGGTAAATAATTACTTCCTTCTAATTCCAACACTAGAGTACCTGATGTATTATTACCACGATAAATTCTCCAAAAACCATCCGTAGAAGAAGCAACTGCACCAATAGAAGCTGATGTGATTATTTCTGTTGCTGGACTTGCAGATGGATTTTTTACTAATTGTGATAGTGTAATTAGTGTAGCTGTATTGCCAACAACGGTAATTGTTGACTTAGAGCGTTGTGCGTTTACAATTTCGTATGGCATTTATTTTATTCCCATTGATGTTCGGCGGCGCATTGACATCTTTCTCTTTAAGAGTGTTCTGCCTAATTTAGCCTTACCTTTTGTTTTCCAATATCTTTTTAATTTTCTAGATTTATTAATTCTCTGAATAGCAGGCACACGCTTAACTGTATTGCCTGATATTCTATAACCTTTAATTGCTGACTTGCGAACATTCTTTTGAACAACAATTCTACCTTTTTTATTACGGCGAATTCTTCTACGAATCTTAACAACTCTACCCATTTTAATTCGATTAGGTGTACCAGCCTCATGTAAATCTTCTACATAAGTATTCTCAACTACGATAGGTTTTAATTCTTCTAAAGCACCAGTAGCAATATTATTGAGTTGATTGAATATTAACTCTTTTGCTTCTGATAGTTTATTCTGTGCAATTAAATCTATCAAATTCATTTAACTTGTTTCCAAGCAAAGTCGGCAGCCTTCTTCATATGATGATTGGACCTTGCCATCATATCTGAGAATTTCTTTTTATTCTCATTGTTTAATGCTTTATGTACCGTTAACAATGCATGAGCAGTTTGAACATCTATCTTACTTGCCGAACCATCTTTGTGACTAATTGTGCCGTGTTGGTGTGTATCTTTAATTTTTTGTAATTTACCAACAACATCTACAGATTCATCAATCTGTGTTTCTTCAGCTTGTAATGGTGCATCTACTTCTTCCTTATCTGAATAAGGAATACTGAAATACTTTTTAAGACGGTCATTGTAATACAAAGCAATCTTAGTATCATTGGGATACATACGAATCGCTTTGCGTTTTAATACTAATGTAAAAGGTGGGTCACCTTTAAGTGTTTCGGCTTCAACAATTTCTTCTTCTTTTAAATCATCTTCTCTACCGTATGCTTTATCACCAACTTTAATTCGGTGTGCTTTTACTTTACGGCCAGATGGACCAATCTTATAATCTGAAGTGTCTAACACACCTTCTTCTAATTCTTCCCTAACAGCTCTACGAGTTTGTTGAAAAATTTGTTTATTATTTGTTACAAGGTCAACCATCTTATTAAATAAGTCTTGCATTAACTGACGGTCTTGTTGGTTGAAAACAGGTCTATCTTCACCCATTTTACCCAAAATTTTATGCAAACGGTTAATCTGAGATTTGTTTGCTAAACCGGCACGAACAAGAGTATCAAACTTCTGATAGTCTTGTTTTTCTTCCTCAGTAAGGTTGTATTTAAATTCTTGTAACGACTTCATATTACTCTGTAGGTTCTTCTGTTGCAGGTTCTTCAACAGATTCTGGTTGTCCACCAAATAGTGTTGAACCAATTTCTTGTTTCTTAGCATCTAATGCTTCAAAAGCACGAGCAGATAACAATTCATCTAAAGCTGCTTTAGCTTCTACGTTGTTACCTTGTCCTACTAAATCGATAAAGTTGCGAACTTGTTCCATAATAATCTCCTTATTTCTTATTTATACCAGTAGAAAACTTTTGTACCATTGCATCGAGTTCTGGTGTTAGCGACTCCGACCCGCCACTTTCCGAAACGTTGTCCTCTGGTGGGTATTGTTCTGCTGAAACTTGTTCTTCTGGTTGTTCAATGGGGTTGCCTTGGGCGTCAACAGGATCCCGTGGTCCTTCTTCTTCAATTTGTTTCTCCATTTCTTCAATTTCATCTTCAGTCATTCTAAGAACATTCTTCTTAACCCACTCAGCTGAGTAGTAACGACCTACAAATGGGTCAAGCATTGTGACCATTTGAATACGTTGTTGCAACAATTCTGCATCACGCAATTCAACAAAATTATTATCTTTTTTATAATCGTAATAGATATTCTCTTTAAATTCTTCCCATTCTTCTCTTGTGCAAATACCTTTAAGAGCTAATTGAATACCGAGGGCATGGTCGAATACTTGTGAGAACTTATTACGTAGTTTTTGAACAAACTTATTAAATTTAAGTTCATCTCTAGTTACTTCAGTTGTGCGTCCCAAACCAACCAGGCCGCCTCCTGCGTTTGCTGGATCCATTCTAGAGTATGGCACATTCATTGATTGCAATAACTTCTTTTGGAAGTATTGAACATCGGCCAATTCACCCAAGTTTTGTCCAGCAGGTAATGTTGTAATCTCGGTACCTTTACCACCTTCACGGCGAGGCAACCAAAAATCTTCCAACATTGACATATGTTTACGGTCATCACGCAACTCACCTGTAGCTGCATCATAAACCATTTTATTTTTATACTTAATCATAATATCACGAAGATATTGTTCTGCCTTACCTTTTGGTAAATTACCAACATCGATGTAGAATATGCGGCGTTCAGGTGCTCGTGATAATCGATAAATTACAATCGCATCTTCAATCATTCGTAACTGATTTAAAGGTTTGATTGCTTTATGTAGATATGAAATGACGAATGTGTTTTTAGCATCCATCAAACCAGAATTAACATTAATAACTGATTCTGGTGCAATTCTTAGACCTGAATTTGTACCAGCAGTATAGTTTTGTGCAGCTGATGGTCTTTCGTTATAGACATAGTATTCAGCTGTTGATGCAATAATTTCTGCACCAGTTTTAAGGTCTTTACCTTTTTTGATTTCTCTGACCTTACGAATCTTTCGTGGGTCAATGTATCGTAGTTCTTGGATACCTTCTTTTGGATTAGTTTCATTAACCAATACATGATAGTATAAACGACCATCAATGTACCATCTACGGAAAATATCATCGGCAAGATTATTGAAGTTCATCATCTTCAGAACTGTTTTGAATTCTTCTTCAATTTTCTTTTTGATAGAATCTGGTTGTTTCAAGTTGTCCATCTTAATGTCAACAACTGTACCATCATCATCGTGTGTGATTGCCTCATCAACAATCTCAGTAACGGCTTGGTCACACTCAGGGTGATTTGCCATTTCACGATATCTTGTGATGAGTTCTAATTCGTTGCGAACAGCACCTTCTAGGTCAACATATGTACCATAGTGTGCGTTCTGTGTGATTGTTACCGCACCATCATCATGTGTGTCGGTTGGAAGTGCGAATGAAGCCTGTTCAGGTTTCTCTTTCTGAACAATGTCTTTATTGCCTAATGTGAAGCCAAATAGTTTGATTGCAGCCACTTATTTTGTCCTTTAATTCATAATAAAAAAAGTAAGGGAGAGATTAACTCTCCCTATACTTATGCTACGTTGTCCTCAGCTGATTCCCACCACTGATATGATAGAGTTACTGTAAACTCTTCAATAGTGTCGTTTGAACCCCAATCAACATCGATTGGTGATAAATCAGTTGGGAATACACCGATGAATTTGTATTTCTTCAAACTATTACCGCCTTTGCCAAACTGAGTTACACCAGCATCAACAGTATAACCGTTTGGTGTAGAAGCAGCTGGGGTACGGACGTTTGTGCCATGACTATTCATGCCATTCATCCATCTCTCAAAAGCGTTGCGAATTACAAAATCTTCGTCATTGATTACAGAAATAGTCCAGTCTTGGAATGTTCTGTTGCCTGCAAATTTCAACTCACGACCAAAATATTGCACAGGTACCGTGTTCACTGTTGAACCTGGTAATTGAGCAGTCTTACACATAAAACTCAATTTTGATTGTGCATTTCCCGGTAATGCGAATGACGGAAACGGCATACTCACCTCAAATAAATTTGGGCGAGCACCATCTCCAGTCATCTGAGAGCGGAATTCGTTTACATTAAATGCCATTTAAGTTTCTCCTATCTCTCTTATTTATTAGAATTGTCCAACAACTTCTTCAAAACTTACACCTGTGCGAACTGCCACAAAGTTAAGTTGAATATAATTGATAGAACGAGCTGGTTTGATGTAGATATCTCCTACAAATTCATTGCGGTCAATAACTTCAGCTGTGTTATTTGTGGTGTCACAGATTACTTTGAAATCGTAGATACCACGGCGGCCTTGCACATCACGCAAATACGGTTCGACCAAGTTTACAAATGCTGCACGGGTAAACTCATCGTTATATTCAAACATAGAGAAACGAGATGCACGAGCAATTGCCTTCTCTAATACAATGAATAGACGGCGAACATTGATACGGTCAAAAGCAGATGGTTTAGCCAACATAGTTTTGTCACCGTAAAGAACTGTACCTTCACCTGGGAATGTTACTACAGGATTTACACCTTTTTTGTATAGTGTGTCACGGTCTGCTTTTGCAGGATTCCATGCCAACTTAATAACATTTTTGATTACACCACGATTGAAACCTGCTGGTGAGAACCAAGGATCTCTCTCAACATCGGTGCGAACACATAGACCAGCAATATCACCATTCAGAGGAACCCAACGGTAAATATCGTTATATTTGTCGTATTGATATTTGTAACCAGAATCCATAACAGCATATGAAGATGATGTTAATGAATCACGGTAAGTAACAATGCTTGATGCTTCTGAACCAGAATTGTCTACAACATCCGCTTGTTGTGGTGAAATGAATACTAAACAATCTTTACGAGTTTCTGCAATGCTTGTTAAGTAATTTGGTAATGTAGCTCCTGTTGTTGGACCAGCCATCAACAAAGAAACATCAATAGAATCAGGATTTGAGAATAAATCCATAGCACGCTGAATATCTCCGTTGGTTACAGAAACAGCAGCACCGCCTGATAGATTGTATGTGTCAGCTGCGGTTAAATATGCAAATGTTGTTCCTGAAGCTGCGTTACCCCAATTTGTACCATCAGAGTTGTGAGTTCCCCACCAAATATACTTAGAACGGCTATTGATTACGTTTTTGTAATAGTTTGATGAACCATCTGTATTTTTAGCATCTGAAGCTTTAGAAACATATGCAAACTTTTCCAAAACTGTGTTTGCTGTTCCTGTCCATTGTCCTGTGCTATCAAAAACAATAATATGTAATTCATCTCTTGAACCATTTTTACTAGAAACATATTCTGATGTTCCTGGTGCAGAATCAAAATTTGAAGCATATGTCCAAGTTGAATGTGTATTGGCATCAGAAATTGAAACACCAATAGAATTACCTAAAAGACCTGGCCATTTAGCAATAAACTCATCACTACCTGAACCAGATGAATGATTTTGTGTATAGTCTAATTGGTTTTTTACTTGAACTCCAGTACCTGAAGTTGTAGCATTTAATGTACCAGTATTGGCAGCACGAGCAATACGCAAATCACTACCATACGATAAGAAGTTTGCGGCTGTAAAGAAATACTGGAATGTGTTAGCGTTTGGTTTACCGAATGTGTCTACAAGTTGGACTTCATTTGTTATAGTAGTTACTTCGTCAACTGGTCCCCATGCAAATCGACCGGCCAAGCCACCAACGGTAGATGCAACAGAAGGAACTACTGTTGTTAAATCTACTTCGGAGATGTTTACTCCTGGTGATAATTGAAAAGCCATGTTATGTTCTCCTTTGAATATTCATAGAACTTATTTCATCATTTTATTGTCTATTTATGTTTTTATAGATTTGAAGGATAATAACCTGGTGGTAACATAGGTTTATCATCAGACTTATTGGTCGTCCAAACATCTTGTCCGTCTGCATAAATCTCTTCTTCACTACCATCAATAATAAAACCAAATGGTGTGATATTTTCTTCAATATTTTTAATTTTGTCTTGATACATTGCTTCACGAATGTTGATATTGTTCAAATCTCTAAAGTAAGGATTTGTAGATAACCAACTGAATAAAACTAAAGGCATAACAAGGTCGTCATGATAACCTTCGTCTGCCTGATAACTGTCTTTTACTTGTATGAAAGTAGACAGTTCTGATATAATATCAGGGTCATTGATGATTAACTTTCTTTCTTCCATCAATGATTTGAATGTAAAACATCCAATACGTTTAACTTTCTTATCGGTAACAACACCATATTGTGCTTTACCACCACCAAAACCACCAGAAACAATCTGTCCTCGTTTACTGTCACGGTTAACAAACAAAATGTTTTCATACTCCAACTCGTTATACATGATGTGTGCGACTTGTTCTGATGAATTAATTTCTATTAGAACATAAGCCATATTATAGTCATGTGCAACTTTATGAATTACAGTTGGGTAAAGCATAGGTGCAATCTTATTATCTCTATACTTACCTACAAGTTTATATGGTACTTCAGTAATGTCTATAATTACAAAGGCTGAATAGTCACCACCGACACCTTTGGCCGTGTCCGCTATAATACAATATGTGTGTGGTTTAATAACAAGTTTTTCATCATCATCTCGTTGACCTTTAATTGGCCATTCGTATAAGTCCAAACCATCTTTTGAGTATACGGTAGGACAAGTTGACATCCATTCAATGGTGTCTGAGTTAATTAATGTTAAACTTGAACCTAAGAACTTACAAAGAACCTCTTGGTTATATTTTAAATCACCAAGTTGTCTGCGTTGTTCTTCTGCCCACTTCTCATCTCTACCTGGAATTTCATGGTAAGGAATGAACATTGGAACGAAGTCGTTGTTCTTATTGACCGCATCATTCCAAAACTTCCAAAAGTGATTATAACCTAATGGTGTTGATGTAATCAGAATCTTTGTTGTGGTACCAGCAGAGATAACTGGATATACCGCAGTGAAGAAAGCATCAGCAATATTATTTGGAATAATTGCTGCTTCGTCAATATACAACATATTAACAGACTTACCACGAATACCTGATGCGGTAGTTGCGGCTGTAAATACTTTAGAACCATTCTCTAATTCCACATCACCTTTGTTCCAATTTCGAATACCTTGTTGCATCCAAATAGGAAGATGTTCATACATCAACTGATAACGGGACATAATCTCACGAGCAGTTGAGGATTTGTTGGCTAGAATGGCAACAGATTTAGATTCTTGGAATAATGTATACCAAAGAATATAGGCAGCAGCTGAAGTTGTTTTACCTTGCTGACGACCTTCCATTAAAATAACCTTACGGTTATCGTGTATTAGTTGTATCTTTTTCTTTTGACAATCATATAACTTGAATGGTTGAATACCATGGTCAAGTGTAACAATCATACAATAATTGTCAATGAAATAAATTGGGTCTTCCGAACATTTCGATAACTCTACAATCTGTTCTTCAGTATAATGTAACTCAACACCTGCCTTCTTTAAGTGTGGGTTACCCAAATAACCATAATCACTCATTATATTTACTTAGTAAAACTACGAAGCATCCATGCGTGTTTTTGGTGTTGGTCTAACAAGTCTTGTAAAAAATTACCAATTGCTGGTTCGTTAGCTTGTTCAGCTGCAACAATACCTGCACGAAGATGAACAATGAAACGGTCATTGTCTTGTTTTAATTGATTCAGCATAACAAGTGCTGATGGAATAGTTTCTGTATCTTCAATGTCAGATAACTCCAACATTCTAGGTAATGTTGTTGGTGCATAAGAACCCAACATACGAATCTTTTCTGCGATTGTATCAACATTGGCAAATACAGATTCATAAAAATCACCTAAGAAACCATGATATTGTGCAAAATCTGAACCTTCCACATTCCAATGAAATGAATGTGATTTGAAATATAATCCAAAGTTGGTACCAAGGATTACTTTTAGTTGTTGAATGAGTTGTTCCATTTACTTTTTTTCCTTAATCATTTTTAATAGTTCTGAAGTATTGCCAACAAAAACGGCTTTATCGATAACAGTTTTACCGGCATCTTTTTTCTCACCAGTTAAATCCATTTTGCGTTTTTGTAACTCCAATAAATCTTTATTCAAATCACCTAATGTTTTAATTAGGTTAGCTGCCACTTCATATGCTCTTGGATGTTCTGATTGATTTGCAACCATTAATAAATTATCCAAAGCTGTGTCAGCTTTTTGAATTAAAGATTTTGTATTCTTTCTTGCCTCTTCAAAATCATTAGTTACCGTAGAATTTGTTTCATCTACAGGAACTATTTCTTTTTTTGGTGCTTCTACTAATTCCATCGGTTCAACATCAAAAATCTCAGAGAGATTATCATTCATCTTTTTCATTATAATGTATTAGGCCACTCATCTATTGTTGTTGTATAACCATAGTCATCATTTGCATTTGCAGTAACCGGATCCGGTTTAACAATGATTTCAACAGTTTTTAATGGAGTTAAATCCACAGTATCTATGGTATATATTGCACCAGAATAATCACCAGTTACGATATCATCTTCTTGTAATAAATCTGACAATTCTTCCACAATTAATGTTCCTGTGGCATTATTGGCAAAATAGGTAACTTGACCAGTAACATTTCGTTTCGAAACTCTAATTGTTTCGCCTGTTGTAAACACACCATTACCGTTTGCTGAATCAACATATACTTTCTGTGAAAGACGAGATTGTGATTCTAAGTAAATATTTGTATTGGCTTGTTTAATAATTTTGCCACTTGTATTGACCGGTGGAAAAATATAACCTTTAACTGTAAAATCTAATGTCCAAATAATCATACGAGTTGATAACATATCACCCTCATAATCAATTTCTGGAGAAACATTGTTCAGAATAATTGGCATATCATATTTTTGATCCATACTAGGAATCAAATCAACAGTCACCGTATAATCTGGTGTAAAAAATGGAAGAATCTGTTCCAATATTTGTGTACCATCTTCTTGGTTCCTTACATATAACGATAATGTAAAGTTAAAGTTGTATGGAATTGGAGCATACTGTGTGTTAATATTACCTGTTGTATTGTTGTAACCAAAATTCTTAACTAGAGATTGTTGTTTGCGAGAAACATCATACTCCAATCCAGTTAAATCAAAACTCATTCTAGGTAATGATGTTGCAATTGATTTGATTAAATCTGGATCCTGTGTTAGACGAGTAATATATTTTTCTTTGGCACCATAAGAAAGAGGAACTCTTGTTCGTTCATATTCTACTGTGCCTGCTTTGTTATAACGAACCAATACTAAATCATTGAATAGTGTACCAAAAGCCACTACAACTTTTCTTATTGTTCTATTGTAAAAGTGTGAATTGCCTAACATTATGGTTCACCAAATGGGTTGTGTTCTGTAAAGTCAATAATACCTTCTGCCTCATTCTCAATGATAACATTGTCAGCATCATCTTCAAATATATTTTCATTAACTTGTGTGTTATCATCTGCATAAACAGCAGCACGATTTGCACCACTTGTATTTCCTATTACCGGAACTCCGTTAGCAAATGTTCCTTGCACACGAATTACATCTAATGATGAATCGGCTTCATAAGTATAAACAATTGCCTTAGCATTAGCTAGTGCTAATGAAGAGCCTTGATATACAACTTCGCCTGGTATGAATGAACCTGTTCCACCCATAAAAGTATTTGCAACAGAAATTCTGGTTCTCTTGTAATGTTCAACTGCCTGTTGGTCGATTTCATTAATACCAACATCAATAATTTCTTCAGAGAATACAAATTGTTTTAATTTTAATGCATAGACATATACATTACCGCCACGACCACGACCTAATGTATGAAACATTGCTTGGTCGTTTTCATGTTCAACAAAAGTAATTTCAAAGAAATTTTGAACCAACGGAATGTAAACCAAATCACCTTCTCTTGGTCTACTTAATTGAACTGTTGAGGCAAATCGTCTGCGAGCAACCAACATGGTAACTTCATCTCTAATTTCCAAACCAAACTTAGAAATAAAATCACCCTCACCATCCATACCTGTTACATTTTCCATATACATTTCAATTGGATATGCGTAACGATATTCTTTTAGTGTATCTTCTCCATATAGTCCATCTTCAACATCACGACTGGTTCTCTTTAAGTAAAAAACATCCATGCCGTGAATTTGCATGGCTTCAATCACCAAATCTTCAACAAGAAGTTGTTCTGATGTTACTTGTTGAGTTGGAAAATTATTAAAATAAAAATTAGTAGACATTATTATCCAGTAAAGATTTCACTAGGCAAACTGTTGAAGTTGAACATATCTTCTTCAATCTCTTTAATTTCTTCTACTGCTTCATCCCAAATTTCTTTACCGTTTAATGTAACACCACCTGGCATTTGAATACCGCCAAACTTTTTAAGATTTTCACCCCATTGTTTTTTCAATAGAGCAGTGGCATATTTTTTCAACATACGGTCATCCCAAACATCAGTAACACCTTCTTTAGTGATTGATGTGTTTGATACGTTTGTTGTTAACGGAGCCGACAATATAATTTCAGTTGGAGAATTAATCTTTCTAATCTGAACTTCTTGTCCGTCACCTAAAAGAATGAAATCATTTTCAACCAATTCTTGGTCAAATGTTGTACCATAACCAGTGATTGTATTCGATGATGTATTGCCTGTTACAGTGCCAGCCAAAGTAATATTTGATGGGTCTAATTTACGGTAACATTCGATAATAACATATTCACCAACAGTTGCATCTCTTTCCCAATCAATATCAAGGAATACTTTGTTCTGTTTACGGTTGAATCTGAATTGAGGAGTACCAGAGAACAATAAGTTCAATGTTCGGATGTGTTGCATAGTAACTTCATATGACACATAAGAAACTGATGTGAAGTCATAGAGGTCATGTAATCTTAATTGATATCGCAAGTCAAACATATTGACTGACGAATTGGAATCATCAAAAGGAAGAACACCAGTCACAAACATGACGGCATCTGGACAATAAATCCATCTGCGGTCAATATCAGCTTGAGTGAATTGGTGCTTCATGTAAATCTTCTCACATCCATCAAAGTGGTAATCGTGGAAGAATTGAAGTGCTTCGTCTATTCTGTCATCAATTTGGTCATCATCTAAGTTGATTTGAATGACAGGGTGACCTAATTTGCGTAAGCAATAATCTTTAAATTGAGATTTTGTCGTTGGTTTGGCCATATTTTTTACCCATAGTTAGTTACCTATTTATGCCTATTGGATATTGTTTCTTCAACCAATCCAACTCTGTTCTGTTATCATTGGACTCATACCAACCGTTACCGTTAAAGACATTTAGAACAGATTGAAAATACTCCTCATACATTTCAGCAACTCGTTCCATAGAGAAATTGTTTAATGCCCAATCTCTGCAATTCTGTGGGTCAATGTTGCCAATATTCTTAGTTGCCCATACAAATTGTTCCATAGTTCGGCAACGATAACCAGTGATGCCATGTATATTGTTTTCCGTAAATGCACCCCAATCGGTTGTGATTGTGGGTGTGCCAGAGAACATACACTCAACTTGAACACCACCAAATGGTTCATTATATAAACTGGCCACAAATGCACCTTTGGCGTTGGCCATTAATTCTTTTCTCTTTTCAACATCAGCATATCCAACAACTTCAACATGAGATGGTATTTCTTTGTATCCCATATCAAGTAATGAATTTTGACCTGCAATAATCAATTTATCACCACTTCTTTCTGTGGCTTGTATTGCAATGTTGACACCTTTACCCTCATAAACTCTACCTAAGAATAAAAAGTAATTCTGTTTTTCTTTTTTGTAGGTAAAGTCCTCAGCATCAAAGTAGTTTGGAATAACAACATCATACCAATCTTGTTTACAGGTACCAACAGAATCTAAACCATAGTAGGCATGATAAATGGCATATGATTCAAATATTTTAAATCGTGCAAAGTGGCCACCTGCATAGCCAATACCTGGTTCAACCACAATTAAATCGTTGTGTGCATCGCAAATTGGTTTATGTCCATATCCCCAAAACGGTAATAGAAAATCATTCTTTTGTTTTCTTTTACCAATTTCTACTATTGCATTTTTATAGAATGTTTGGTAACATTCATCATTGATATCGTAGGTAAAAAATTTTGTTTTCCAATCATGATGCCCATATACTTTTTCAAAAATGTCATTGGTCATAACAGTCACGTGTTCTGTGCATTGTAAATCAGAATCTTCGTGGCCGTAATGTATAACTTCATGACCTCTATCGGTCATCATTTTGGCAAACTTAACTACTTTTTGAGTATATGCACACGCCACATATTCTTTAGATGAAACTGTGTGTGGTAATCCTAGTATATGAAATCTCATCGCCATTTTGGTCCATCAAACCAGCAAGCCAAACTATAACGAGTTCCTTTTGTTACAGGTGTTGCTTCGTGTTCTAAAAAAGAAGGAAAGAATATTGTCGTGCCTTGTGTTCTAAGTTCATTGGCATCAGGTTGTTGAACAGGTGGACAAATGATAAGATTGCCACCCTCATATGCTGATGGGTCAGTTAATTGAATTACTGAGGTGAGTTTGCGATGATAATGTGGGTCGTTGTTTAACCAAAACACATCATGGTGTCTTTTGTATTCACCCAAATAAGATTCATCATATTCAGCAAGTTGAATGTAATCTATTCGTGTGATGTGAAAATTAAACCATTCATCATTGGCTTGAATTGCCATTTTCCACATAGCATCAAACAACCACTCAAATGTTGGGTCGTTTCTTTGTATGAATCTAACTTTGCTTTTTCGGTACTCATTGACTTCGGTGGTTCCGTCAGCACCGAGTTTTGATTCTTGGGCAGGTAGTTTTAAACCATCTTCCAAAATTTTTGCACATTGTTCAGGAGTAAAATGCTCCTTAAAATAACACCACTCACCTTTCATAATATACCTTTCAAATTGTTACATGATATAATCTATTTATTACGGTTTAGGATATTGTTCTTTAATTTCAGTTATCATTTGTTTCCAACCATCATAACCATCATGATATAGTTTATCTAATTGGTCAACAATAGATGGATATTCTTTTGCACGGTTGCGTTGGTATTCATTTGTTTCAAATTCTTGTTGCAATCTAACAATTTCATTTTCAATTTCTTCTTGAGTAGGTTTAGATTGAACTTTATCATGCCATTGTAAACCATCATAAGAATCACCGTTTAATGACCATTGAGCGTTAGGTTTTAATGAGATTAGTGCGTTTGTTATGTCCATAATATACCTTTAATTAGAAATTTCCATAAGTGTTATAACTTGAGGAGTTCTTGCTGAATTTGTTGATGTATCATTATTACCCCATCCAAGTCTTAAAAAAGCAGACCAAGTATAAACTTGAACTTTATATGTAATTGGAGATGTTGTTGATGGTGAATCTACAAAAGTTGTTGATACCTGATGTTGTCCTGATGTACCATATCTAAAAAATGAACCTCCACTAGCTGCAGGACTACTACCACTATCCGCAGTACCAACGCAAACATCAGTAGAATTTCTTACTACTTTATAATACGAATGGTCATTATTTGACATACCAGAAAGAGAAACAGAAACTACAATTCTACTACTTGTGCTAATAGGCGTTATTGTTGCAGATAAACCAGTAACATCAACCCAACTTCCACTCGATGTATCAAATTTATCTTGTTTAATTGTATGAACAACTTGTAATACGACACCACTTGTTCCTGCAATAGTAACTGCCATTATTATGCCTCAGCTTTCAATGCTCTTAGTTGTTCTAATGTTGTGCAGGTGTCAACCAAATCTGTTACATTACGAAGTCTATTTTTTTCTGCAACAATTGTTGTAGTATCTGCACCTTCTTCTAATGCTCTTTGAAACAAAACATCTTGAGCTGCTAATAGAGGAGTTCTTTCTGTTCTTAAACGAGTTTTGGTTAGTTCTTTAGCCTTAGATAGATTGACAGTAACAGAATCACTGTTCATTTCCCAAGCATCATAAAAATCATTATAATGATTTGGTAACTCTGTAATATTTACAATACGAGCACCACGACCTTTAGGCACATCTTTTTCCATGACGGATTCAATTGGTAATTCACCAGTTGGTATACAAGTGGATACACCACCGTTATCGTTTTCAAAAATGATTACTTGCATTTGATTATCCTTTTAATTTCCACAAATAATTAAATAAACTCTGTATGAACTGAAAGTATTTCCAGCAGTCGAATCTACTAATTTTACTCTTAATTGTGTGGTTGATTGTGTTCCTGATGATGAAGTCCAAGTTACCAGAGCAGGACCAGTTCCTCCCGAGTTTATACCAGAACCAGACCAAGCGTAATTTGCATCTGCCATAGCATTAGTAAAATTTGCAGTATAATCACCAGTTCCATTCACTGTAATGGAAGAAATATTATATGAAGAATTAATTGTTCCAGCTGTTGTTCCACTTTGACCACCTTGAAAATTTACCCACGCTTTAGCTGAACCCTTAATTGCATTAGTAACTGATGTGCTATTAGTACCGTCAGATAGTGTTGTTAGTGTTAATGAACCGGCCATTTATTATTCCTTATCTGTTTACTGCAACCATTACTTGTGCAAAATCCTCAGGACCAACACCTGTTGTTACTGTCCAAAAACGGAATGATGATGTTGTTGGCACAGAATCGTATCTAGGAACAATTGCTCTACCGTAAGAAGAACCTGTTTGACCCGTTGTTGGTAAACAAGTGCCTGAAATTGCATAATAGGCACTTGGCATTGCAGTAGTAAAATTAACCGTGTAATCACCACCACCATTTCTAGTTACGCTAGAAATATTAAAAGAAGTGTTAATTGCGCCGTTTGAACCATTAAAGTTCACCCAAGCTTTAGCAATACCACTCATACCATTCTGAGAAGCTAATACTCCAGAACTATCGTTTAATGTGCTTATTGTTAATCCGCCTGCCATTTTTTTCCTTTAAACAATAATCCAATTAGAACCAGTTGATATAACAACACTCACACCAGTATTGACTGTGATTGGTCCAGCACTTAGAGCATTATATCCTTCCGGTATAGTATAGTTTGCACCAATAAACGGTGAATATAAAACAAATGGTGTTGTTGTGCTTAATGTAATAACACCACTAGTAACTGTTTGTGGACCGGCCGGACCTGTTGCACCTTGTGGGCCTGTTGGTCCTGTAGGACCGGTTAAACCTGTTGCACCTGTTGGTCCTGTTGTACCTGCTGGACCTGTTGGTCCTGTTGGTCCTGTTAAACCTGTTGCACCTTGAGTACCTGTAAGACCAGTTGCACCTGTTGGTCCTGTTGGACCTGATGGGCCTGTTGGGCCAGTAGGACCTTGAGCGCCTGTTGGTCCGGTAGGACCTGTTAAACCTGTAGCACCTTCTGGTCCTGTTGGACCTGTGGGACCTGATGGACCTTGAGCACCTGTAGGACCTGTTAAACCTGTTGAACCAACAGGACCTGTAGGACCTGTTGGTCCCTGAGCACCTGTAGCACCAACTAATCCAGAGTTGGGACCTACCCACTCACCTGATGAGTTGACGATATTAGTCGTACCGACAGCAATGCCGTTTTTGACTGTAAAATTTTTATTGGTTGCCAAGGTTCACTATCCCCTAAATTATTCTTTATTTATTGCCATTTATTGACTGTTACAAATTTGCTGTATTATACTGCATATCTAATAATCACAATACCTGAGCCACCAGAACCACTTGATTGTCCTTGGCCACCACCACCACCGCCACCTGTATTTGTTGAACCTGATGTTGGATTTTGAGTTGTGGTTATGGATGAACCACCTAAACCGCCACCACCAAGACCGCCATATATTTGACGAGATGCGCCTTCGTATGCACCACCACCGCCACCACCATAGTAAGTGCCAAGTGATTTCCAGTTTATACCATCACCACCAGCAGATGCTGTTGCTGGGTCAATAGATGCACCACAGTCTGATTTACCATTGTAACCAACCATGCCAGCACCACCGCCACCACCAGCTGAAGCACATGAATTTCCTCCAGCATAACCACCTCTTGAACCTTGTCCGGCTGTTCCATTTCCTGGACTATAACTAGAACCGTCACGAGGTGCTCCACCGCCAGAACCACCAGAACCAGCATTAGAATTATAAGAGGCACCATAACCACCACCAGTGGCCGTATAACCTAATCCTGATGAACTACTACCTTGAGAACCAGGACCACCGCCACCACCCACAACAATTGAATAAGATGTAGCTGAAGTTGAAGTGGTTTGTTGAACAACACCACCAGCACCACCGCCACCTTTACCGTTTCCGCTTGCACCACCACCGCCACCACCTGCAACAACTAAAACATCAACTGATGGTGTATATCCCGAATATGTAGTAAATGTTCCCGAACCTGTAAATGTGTGATATCTATACCCACCAGAAGTCGTAATTGTTCCTCCAGTTGGAAGAGCAATGGCTGTTGCGTTTACTGATGTTATTGATGGTGTGTAATCACCATTGATGATAGAAATAACAACTGTATCACCAGCAGATATACTGTTGTAAATTGCAGATGTTGTTGTCACTGATGCACTTGTGCCACCACTAACGGTTACACCAGTAATATCTGCTAAAACTGTACCATTCTTAGTAAATCGAACCGTTACTGTGTCGGTTGTATTTGAAACAGTTAAAGTTAAAGTGCTTGCGGATCCAACATATAAAGTACCAGAAACACCACTGATAACAGGAATCACATTTGTTCCAATCCACGAACTGCCGTTATAAAACTCAATAGTATTAGTTGATGTGTTATAACGTGTATAACCCGCTTCTGGACTTCCTGGTCTTTGTGCAGTTGTTCCTGATGGTAAATCTAAGTAACCTGTTGATGTATTATTTTGGTCTGAAACAGCTGCAATAGAACTAGGACCGGTGGCACCTTGAGCACCTGTTGGTCCTGTGGGACCTGTAGGTCCAGTCGGTCCTGTGGGACCTGTAGGACCTGTTAAACCTGTAGCACCCTGAGCACCAGTTGAACCTGTTTGTCCTGTAGGACCTTGAATACCTGTTGGTCCTGTGGGACCTGTGGGTCCTGTAGGACCTGTTGGTCCAGTTATTCCCGTTGCGCCTTCCGGTCCTGTTGGACCTGCAACACCTGTAGAACCTACAGGACCAGTAGGACCTGTAGGACCGGCTGCACCTGTGGCACCAACCAGTCCAGAATTAGGACCAACCCATTCACCTGATGAATTGATTACATTGGTATTACCTACTGTAACACCATTCTTAACCGTAAAATTTTTGTTAGTTGCCAAGGTTCACTATCCCCTAAATTATTCTTGTATTTATTACCATTTGTTTAATGGACATTTTGCACGTGTTACTTTACGTAAAAAAATTAAAAAACATCCACACTCAGAACACCGAACTTCTTTTTTGCTAGGACAAGCATCACATATACTTTGTCTAAAATTGCGGACTTCTGTGTTTGTAAACATTACTCAGCCTCTGATAGTTGTTCCCAAATACCTTCATCGTCATTCCATCCATATTCTAAGCCATCGTTAGGCATTGCCACAGGAGGTTCCCATAAACAAGTTTCATCATTCAGAATCCATTTGCTGTATGGTTTTGGTGAAATGAAAGCATCTTTAATTCTATCGTATGTGTAACCAATACTGGCATAGTTTTTACGTAATGCCTTCGTTTGGTCATTGGATGGTTCTACAGTTTCTGGATTGTAATGAACACCACCTTTTGTGTTATAACTTGTTTGAATCCACTCACCAGGTGATGAATCAACAAATGTTTCAAAAAACTCAGGTTCGGCAACAATGACCTGTGTCACAGTTCCATCAACCACTTTAGCAAAATGTGCCATTATTGTTTTCCTTATGTTTTTGGATATTGGTCTTTAACTTGTTTCAATGTCAAATAAAAATTAGATGTTTTATCTAATGTATTATTATCTATAGCGTGCCACAACATATCCAATTGGTCAGAAATTGATGGGTATTCATTCATTCTCTGATATTTGTAAGCTGATGAATCTTCAATAGTTTGCAATCTATTTACTTCATCTTGTATTTCTTCATCTGACGGTTGTGTTTGTGTGTTATCTTGCCAAATTAATGTATTCCCATCTAATGTCCAATTAGCACCAGGTCTCAAAGATAATAGAGCTTGTCCTTTATCAATCATTATGCTATCTCCATCAATGTTAATGTTGACTGTGCAATATTAGTTCCAATAAAACTGTCATTATTACTAAATCTATTAACACTTACAGAACTACAACTATTGCGATTAACTTGCACTTTATAAGTGTATGTTCCAGAAGCCAATCCGGTATCTAAAAAAGTAGGAGTAAATTGTTGAGCATCAGATCCACTACCAAAAGAATTCCAAGCACCAGTTACTCCATTAATACCTACACCGTTACCTTCAGGAACACCGTTTCTTAAAATACGAAATCCAGCAACACCATTATTGGAAGAAGCATCTAGATGTAACGAAAAAGCACCATATATTTTTCCACTGGTAATTGTAATTGATAAACTTAATCCAGGAACGTCTAACCAATCACTTGATGTTGATTGAAAAGAATCTTGTTTTGTTGTGCTAACAACTTGTTTAACAGCACCAGTTCCAGTAACACCAGTAGAGCCTGTTGGTCCTGTAGGACCTTGAGCACCTGTAGGACCTTGAGGTCCTGTAGGTCCTGTTAAACCAGTGGCACCTGTTGGTCCTGTAGGACCGTTAGGTCCTGTAGGTCCAGTCGGTCCAGTCGGTCCTGTTGGGCCTGAGGGACCTGCAACACCAGTAGCACCTACTGGTCCTGTAGCACCCGTAGCACCTGAAACTGAATTGGTTACCAATGAACGTAATGAAGGCATATTATTCTACTTTAATTAATTTTAATTCTTCTGTTGTTTCGCAATCATTTACCAATAAAGTAATATCTCTTAATGCTTGTTTCTGTGAAGCAATTTCCATTTTTAATTCTGTATTGCCTGTTTCATCAGCACGTTGATAAGAAATGTCCAATTCTTTTAGTTTTGGTTCTCTTTCAACACGCAATCTGTCTTTAGTAATATCTTTAGCTTTATTTAAATTAATTGTTATCATTATTTAGCTCCTCTTGTTCAGCAAACCAAGCTTCAGCACCAATGCCGTATCCATCTGGATTACTGAAATTGGCTTCCCAAGCATTACGGAATGTGCGGTCTGCCGGAATATCTTCGGTGTTTACAATAAGATATGGCGTATTAGCAGGAACATCTTTACGTGCTACTTCTAATATATCTAGTTCACCTGTTGGAATTAGGATTGATATACCTTCATTTGTTGGATATAATATTCTTTGAGTCATAATTAGTCCTAATTAACGGAATACCACTAATGATACAGTTGTCGAATCTGTATTTTCTGTAACAATTCTGACAGCCGATGTTGTATAAACATTGGGTGTAGTTCCCGTACCACCTGATGCTTTAATATTGTGTGCTGAACCAGAGTTGGCTTCATTAGATAAAACGGTTGCATAATTGGTATCTGGCATCGCATTACTAAAGTTTACTGTATAATCACCGTTACTATTATCTGTAATAGAACTCACATTACCACTACCACGAATAGTTACAGTACCAGTACCGTTAAAGTTAACCCATGCACGACATCCGTAAGCATTAGCTGACGAGCCATAACCTGAGTTAAACTGAAAATTGCCACTTGAATCAAATGTAGCCCTAACTGCACCAGAACTAACATCAACAATTCTGAGAGATGGTGTTGATGTATTTCCAAACACATCAAGATACCAAGCAGTTGCATTATCACTACTTCTTGAAAAACTTACCTGACCACCCTCAGAACTAGAATCAACTCTGCCTGCTCTAATTTCACCACCAAGAACATCCAGTTTAATGCCTGCACCAGGACTACTTGTTCCAATACCCACATTACCAGTAGTGTAGTAAATATTAGAACCACTTGTTGTCCATGGCGCTGAACCTGTTGCACCTGTAACTCCAGTGGCACCAGTTGGTCCTGTAGGTCCTGTAGGACCTGTTGGTCCTGTTAAACCTGTAGGACCTGTTGGTCCAGTTAAACCTGTTGCACCTTGAGATCCTGTAGGACCATCTACACCTGTCGCACCTTGAGCACCAACAGCCGCAACAACTTGCCATGTTGAACCATCAAAGGTCAATTGAACTGTAACATCTGGAATGTCAACTGTTAAATCTGTGGATTGCGTTTCAATTGTTTGGCCATTACGACCAATGATGAGATTATTTGTTCCCCAATTACCACCGTCTGTGAATACGATGGTTGCACCAGTGGCTGGTGAAGATGGAAGATTGATAGTGAAAGAGCCAGCTGAAGTATCGGCAATGTATTGCGAACCAGCGGTTGCAGTAAAGGTTGAAGTAACTCTTGTCCAAGGAGCCGCAGCTCCGGTGGCACCATCAGCACCAGCAGGACCAGTTGCACCAGTCGGTCCAGTTGGACCAGTAGCACCAACAAGTCCACTTGATGGACCTACCCATTCACCACTCGAATTAACGATTGCGGTTGTTCCGACAGTAATGCCGTTTTTAACCGTAAAATTCTTATTTGTTGCCAAGGTTCACTATCCCCTAAGTTTATTCTTCTATTTATGCTTTTGTATAGTTTTATATTCTTCTGATTGAAGAATAATTTGTTCAACTTCTCTTAATGGTTTATTCATATAATTTTGTAATCCATTTTCATCAGGATCCCTGTTTAGGTGTAAATTATACAGATGTTTTAAGTTATCAAATTTACTTCCATAAACTTCACCATCATTATACATTTTAGTATAATCATTTGTGTTTTTGGTTAGATGATTGAATAAAACTATTCCTTTTGAGAATGCCATGATTATACCATTATCAGAAACAAAAGCTAAATTCTTATAATATTTATCTGGAGTTAATTCTGTATAATCA